CAATTCGGAACTCTCCGTGTGCGCACTGATCGCAACCTTCGCCGTTGCAACCAGGACACTCGACCTCTATAGGTTCCGCATCCGTCCCGCTGTCCTTGCATTCCTTGTCGGTACAGTGACGACACAATCGGCCAAGCCGAATCAATGCCGCCACTCTCAAACTTTTTTTTCGTCGATGTCCATTCGCTGATTGTAGGCAACCTTCGACAGTAATTCTCTGGACTCTCCGAACGTCAACAGTTCTTCCAACGCTTCAGCGCTGAACTGCTTGTCGATGTTCTTCCATCCAATGACGACCCGCTGCAATTGCTTCAGCGTTGCGTCGAATATCTCGTCGATTGTGATCGAGTCATCCTGCTTCAATCTGTCGATCGTGTTGAGGATTTCCCGCTGGCCTCGCATCGATTGGGTTTTGACAATGAACGCCGGTCGAATCTCAACAGGCTTATCTTTGTCGCAATCAAGCGAAACCAAAAAACTACAATCAGGTTCTAAACAAATCGGCATTTCCCACCTCCAAAAAACTCAACTATGTTGCAGCCGTAAACGTGATCGACAATTCCTCGTCGGCTGTCGAACCGTTTCGATTGCATTGAAACTCTAATTCATCAACAACCAGCATTTCGCGGTCAGCTTCGTTGACGCTTAGGATCTGCGCCTTCGGTGCGTCGAACTGCAAGACGCTGTTCGTCGGACCATCAAGCGACCAAGTCAGTGCGTGTTCACTCATGTCAAGCAGCTTGGTATAGACCGGATTGGTCGCAACCAACTTCGCTTCTGGATTGGCCGTGACTTTGACGATTCGATTGGTGATGAGTCCGCACTTCAAACCCGATACGTCGGAAGGATCTTCGCGGAGGATCATGGTGTTCCCTGCATCAAGAACGATCGACTCGACTGGGAGTGCAACCGAGTTCCATGTTGTAGTTGACGATGCGAATCGCAATGGACTTGCTGCTGGATAGGTTGGCGCAAGAATCGCGGTATCGGTCGGAGTCGTCCAAACGCCGATGAAATCAAATTCAAAGAACGCCGCCTTGCCGGTCGGACAATTCAGTTTGAAAGTTCCCACGCATCCCTTGAGTAGCTTTCGCATCCCGTCGATGTAAACCGCAATCGTCAGCGTCTTGACGTTGGTTCCCGGTGCCTCAGTCCTCGGCGTGAACACTTGGCCGGACTTGACCCAACCGCACGCCGGAAGGAACGTATCGGCCCATGATGGTTCCGTCGATGTACCATCCCACGAAGCATCGTGTTTGAACGTGACGCGTCCTTTGTAATTGCCTGGTACGCTGGCACGCATACCAAAAGAACCTTGTCCCTCCCTGGACTCCAGTTCCGTTTCGGTTTGAATGCCGATGTCGTAACAGTTGAAACTTGCTTCCGAGGTCGTAAGACTTTCGGCGGTTCCTGGCGTTGTCTCGATCTTAGCTGCTAGCACTCGCTTGCGTTTCAGTAGCGTCATTAGTTGGCTCCCATATCTTTGCTTGCACGAAGTTTAATCTTGCCACTAACAGCAAGGGTAATTTCTCGTAGACGACGATTGATCTCGATCGGCAATCGTTCTTTCGCTTTGGCCGCTGCGACCTCTCCAATGTTTCCTTCGCGGAAGAAATCGCCGGGTTTGTGACCGTTCATCCTGGTAAGCGGTCCCCTTGCTTCATTTGCACGCTTGAAAACGTGACCGGCGAATCGAGGAACCAAGAACGCATCGTGGATTGTTTTGAAGATCCCACCCATTTGTTCCTTGTATTGGACGCCTTCGTATAACTTCTTTCCGCGTCTCTTGCGAACGAAGTTCTTGGCCTCATGGTACTTTAGTGGAAACGGATAACCTTCCCAAAGTCCAATCGTTATGCGTGCGTTTTCTGGCGTCGCTTTGTTCTTCTGCTTCATCGTCTTTTTTAGTGTCTTAGCCTTTGATATCGGCTTGGAAAACCCTTTGTTCGATGAATGTAATTTGAGGTTGATTAGCGGACCGAGTCGCTGCGCCGCTTCGACGCGTACACTCTTGCCGACGCGATTAACCGCTGTCGCCAAATGACGCTTGAGATGACCGCCGAAAGCACCTAGCCTTTCGCGCATTGCGTTCAATGATTTCTGGTCCACCGTGATCTCAATCAATTCCGCAACTCCGTTGGATCATCTTCGCTGACCCTGTAAGTGACAAGAAGCGGAATTTGAACGCCATCAACGCCACCATCGGCTTGGACATAGTTGACAGTCCCGAACTCACTGTCGATCGCATTGCCTCCCATGTTGTGCCATGTCGAAGCTGGCGAACAAATCGCCTTAACGACGTCGGCATGGAAAGCATTCAGAAGCGTATCGATTGAATCGGTGTCGCGTTCGCTTTGTATAATGTGGCAATGAATCGCGAAGGGTTGTCGGTATGCGATTGCCGGTGGATTCCCCGGACGATCGAGAATCGGAACTCTCTCGGTTGCTGCTTGAACAAGAACGATTTGATTGTGGATCGGCGTAAACGAAGCGAATCGCGTCGGTCGC